CACGATTAATACCGCGCGCAATGCGCGGATCCACGGAAATCCGTGGGCTCCAGCTGAAGAGTCACTTCAGCAAAGTCGGGACAGGGGCGACTAGCCCCCTGCGACCCACTTTACAGCGTACCCGACGACACTCCCACGAGGGGAGACACCGTCAGAGGGTATACCATATAGGGCGCTAGCATAGACGACCTCATTACGCCAGTGATTAAGTGGCAACTTAAGTGGAACCGGGAGGTAACACTTAAGCCAGGCTCTGCCGCGGCGATCAAATCGACGCGACCAGTGTCCGGGAGAATCGTCACGGATCACGATGTCACCTAAAGACTCAGGACCCCTCAACTTACGTAGAGGTGTCGGAAGAGCCTCCTGGGCTTTCGCCCACGCATTAAATGCGAAGTGATATCTAAAGGCGCCATCGTCGCAATCGCGACCAAGGCGTCTCAGCCCGTTGATGAGCGAGATCCATTTCTGCGGAGAATCAGGGTCTTCCTTCAGGAAGTGTGGCCTCACGGTCACACCCTCGAAGAAGTCCCCACCGCAGCTCTCCTTAAACAGTCCTTCAAGGAATGTTTTCTTAGGGTTCGGCCTGAAGCCGAAAAACCTGAGGAGAGAGACACAGGTAGCACCAGCCTCTGTCGGCACGAGTATGTCATCACCATAGACCGACACCCGTGAGGGGTCAGCGTTGGAAAGATGACAAGCTTCGCGGCCAATGGCTAGAAAAATCAACGTTTCTAGCTCAAAGGTAAATCCATTTCCCATAGAGGAAAATTTGGACAGGTGATACCATCTGCCGCTCACGAAAGTGAGCTTAGAGCGTAAACAGTCAAGTAACTCGAACCACTCACGTGGTAGGAGCAGCTCGACTAGCACTCGGCAGACAGTGTCGCTAGCGCTGGATAAGTCAATCGTAGAAAAATGGCCTCTGCGAGAGGCCTCGCAGGCGATATCTCTGTGAAGAGATTGCCCAAGATCTAAGTCTACATAAGGTTTGAGTCGTCTCCGGATTACGGAGCCGACACCTAACTGATAGAAGACGTTGATCGAAGGCTCGACTGCGATTCCGCGATCTTTTTTCGCGTTCTTGGGGACCGTTGTGAAACGATTTCCCCTCGAAAACAGCGGACCTAACCAGGGTCTGCTCCACTGAGCACGCGCCCAAGCGGTTCGCTCCCATAAGGGAGCTAGCCACCAGGCATCATGCGTACTCGTGGGACGAGATGTGAGTTTATCAGGCACCGTAGTCAAGGCGCCCTTATCACCGAACGTTGCACCGGGACCAAACCGCGCGCCCTCCAGATCGGAGGGTAAACGGCCAAGTACTCCCCTAACAAAGGCAGCCATACGTGAGAGGGATTCCCACACATGTCTGTCTGACGGCTCAAGAGAGCTGTTAGTCAGATAGGGACGTAGCCTGACGTCTGTGCGCGCGCAGGTCCTTTCGTCTTCAAGGAAGGCTTGCCTGCACGATTCAGCCTTATCCAGACCGGGAATGGTAAAGTCCCGGTATTTCTCAAAGAAGGCCGAAACGGCCGAATCCTTAAGAAAGGAGTAAGCATCACCGTGCTGGTAGTGCAAGGGGTCAGTCGTCAAATCGACGAGCTGCCTATACTCGCCGTGCCGGTACAGCAACCACGCTGTTAAGGCACGAGGGGTGTCGACATCCTCGCAGAGGGCGAGGAAAACATCATCCAATTGCTGAGATGACATCGAAGACTCCGTGGTATTAGAAGAACATGAGCTCAGGTCGGCGCGAAGCCAACCTTGCAGCAATCCTTGATGAGCGTTGAGCTCAAAAGGTTTGCATGCTGAGAAATCGCCTCGGCGACCACAGTGTCCGGCACATTAGCCGGCACCGTGACCGTGACCGAGATCGGTACTCGTGCAACCACTGAAGTCAGCCCAGTTGTCGAATCCGTACTCACGTGCGGATACTGGAAGGTCCCTTCGACCCGGCGCGCAGTTCGGTTGCCATTCCACTGACTCCTCAACTGGAAAGTTGAACGGAGATCGGCTTGAGTGGCCATGCCGTCCTGACGCCAGAGCGCTGGAACCGTATCACCCGACGAGGGGTTAAGGGCGGCGAACGTAACGTTCGTCGTTCCGTCGTTCTTCTTGACGACGATGTCAGCCATCGAGGGCATATCAATCCTTAGGTGGTTAGAGAAATTGAAGGACTAGCGCGATAGCAGTAGCGCTACGTTGCCAGCTGAACTTCGGCATAGTAGGATATACGAAATGGTATGGGGGTAACCCCAACGAACGTGTCATCTTACATCCCGTGCTGTTAATCGACCCTGAGTTAACCCAGGGCGAGTTCACACTAAGACGATTAAATGCAACGTACCTTCCGGTGCCGAGAAGTAGCTCAGAATGAAAGGCTCTACTTACGTCGAGACCGGCCAATCCATCTAGTCCGCCTATAAAGCCGGACAGATCGACAAACCAGTCTACAACGAAAGAGTAGGGTACCGAATTCCAAGCTACCTGAACTGGGTTGATGAGACCCAGTGATGCGAGAAGCGCCTGGTTAGGGTTAATAACCCTAGTATCGCATTGACACCTGTGGCCGACATAAATGCCGGCCCCTTTAGTGTTTTTCGATAGTGCTAAATTCTGGACGGTTTCGTATCGATCATAGGCATGCGCGGACCCGCGGGCAGTAATTGGCTCGAATTCACGAGACAATTGCTCACAGGTGCCGTATATGTCATTGATCAACGGCTCCCATCCAAGATGAAGCTCCAGCCACTTATCGCCGACGCTTTTGGCGCCGTCACGGACAGACTTCTTCATCTTAGGGCTTAAAGAAAGACCAAGCGCTCTCCCGACCCCACGAGGGTCGAGGCGGCGCAGGGCTCTTAAAGCCTGCCAGATAGAAGTCAGCCGTTTGACAAGCATATCCTGCGCTTGTCCCCACTCAGCCAGGGTTTCCCCCAACCCAGCGGATGCGTCGGCCTGTGCTTTCGCAATCATTCTAGCGAGAGCCCGGTTAGAGACCCCAGCCTTG